TTAGGGTGTATACCGTCGTCAGCCATTAAGGAACGAGGTATTACATCATTTTCGATGTCTTGTATATCTTCAGCGGTAGGTACAATTCTAGCATCTTCAAGACCATGCTCAATTAGCATACTTTGAATGTCAAGGTAATTAAACGGATATAGTTTACCAAGTTGCGTGTTAATTGCTGTAATACTATTATAAAATCCAGTACCACGTATATTATTAACACTCTTAAATACAGGTAAAATTATATACATATTGTGCTTAAATCTTTTGGTCATACCTATAACATTATCTAGTACACCATTTATAGTATAATCTCCAGCACTAGCAATATCATTTTTACCGCACCATATAATGCAAATGTGTTCATCACTATTATTAAATAAATTCCACACTTTTGAATAAGGTGCTACATCAACAGCCGTACCACTAGAGTTTCTTGTAAATGTTCTAGCACCACCTATTAAAGAATTTAACTTACCAGGTACGCCATTTAACACACAATCTAATTTAGCGGTTGACGCAAAATTACCAAAATTCTTAAAATCAAATCTGCTACCGTGTGAACAAGTTATACCCTCAATAGTTACATCACTAACATCAGCAGGTATACTATTTCCATTTAATTTTACATAAACGTCATTAGTACCAAATCTGAAAGCAACTTCACCACTGGTCTGACTACCAACACCATAGTTATTAACAACAAAATCACTAGGTAATTCATTTTCAAGAATTGTCGGATAAGGGTCACCAGCACTACCACCCTCTGTCATACTATCACCCCAGCAATCTATTGTTTTAATATCAAGTACAGGTGAGTTAACTATTTCTTCAAGGTGTTCAACCCTACTCTTTAACGTATAATAAGGGTCGTGATAATATATAAAATTATTTACGTTTGTAGGGTGTTCATTCAATGTGATACACAGATGAACATTACCTTGAATATTAGTTAAGTTCCAACACACTCTAAAGTATTTGGTATCACTACCCTCAACTAAAACAGAATTAGCAAAGTCTTTATAACCGTCTGAACTTAAATTATGAAATTCATCATAGAAACAGATTTTAATAAAGTTTACAGTATTCTGATTTTGGAAAACATCGTTATTGAGTTTAACATAATAAATGGTGTCATTTTGTGAACAAGGCATAAAGTCAGAAACAACCCTTGTTGCGTCAGTGTCCAACCCACCACTGTTATTTAATTTTTTACCCTCAGTAACGTTTGCAATATTGAATAAGTTTTCAGAATATACTATACCTAATTCTTCATTAACATTTTCGCTAAATTCGTCAAACCCATTCATTCTTTCAGATAATTCATTGTACTGACCACGTACAGCATCACCAGCACTAGGGTATGTAATACCATTTCCACCAACACGAATGTCAAGTAACTCTGCGTCACCGCTTGTACTACCATCTGGTAGACTAGCAAATTCGTCCATTCGCCCTTCAAGAACGCTCAACCTAACATTTTGTGTAGTAACAACATTATTTATTTCTGTTTTATAGGCATTAAAGTAGGGTAGTAATAATTCGTCAAGTGTACCGTCATAAGCCATTGTATCCAATTTATTGTTAATTTCTTGCTGAACATCAAGTGTACTAAAATAATCGTTAACATAATTTTGTAATTCAATGTAGGCTGTATGCAATCCATTAACGTCACCATTTAATGTTTCAACATCTTCCATAGTTTTGTTTAAGTAATCAACAACCTTACAAAGAAGTTCATAATAACTTAAACTATCATCATACACTAACGGAAGTACCTTTTGACACCAGTATCTAAAAGGTTTAAGTGTATTATAAGTACCCAAACTAGGTGTAAAATCAGCAGGGTCTTTAGGTGTAATACTCATAATTATATCTCCTTTCGTATTTGCAAATACTATTTACCACAAGTTCAAGAAACAATCACTAAATTCATCAATGATTAACATATCAATATTAAGGAATGTTTCACGAAACTCTTGTAACATTTTACTGTACGTACCGCTACCTTGTTTTCCGTATACTCTTTCTGTATATGTTTCTGTATCTGCGTTTGTTCCACTACTTGTTTCTGAGTCATTGTATGTTCCAGTTGTTGCGTCTGTTCTGTTTACATCTGTAGCATTAGTTAAGTAACTTTGATTTTGTAAATTAGTAACACCGCCTTGAGGGGTATCACTATACAATTCAAGACTATGACTATTCAGTGAACCACCAGTAGTTCCGCTACCTGTTCTTGTACCACTAGTAGTACCGTTGTTATTCTTAGTATGTGTAGTATTGATATCCAAGTCGTACAAAGGGTTAAACTCTAATACCGTACTAGCATACAACTGATTGTAATAAGGCATAATCTCTTCAAGTTTTCTATTTATCCACATTTTCCACAAGCCAACAGTTTCCGCTCCTATCTCTCTTGTGTAATAATGTTTCAAAATCTTTTTACACAGTATGGGTTTATAAGTTTCATCAAAGAAAGCACAATTAGTTGTAAAGATTTTATTCCAACTATTGTTCAAAATAGTATCGACATTGTTTGCACCCTTGCTCTCATCTAACCCAGCGTCGTGTTCACAAATATATCTTACCTCTGTCGTGTACTTACTCATTACCTTCACCCCCTACTGTATCTAGTCCGCGTAATTCGTCATCACGTGACTCAAAAATTTCTTGGAAATCTTCTCTGTAGTTAACTTCAATATTAGTACCAAACATTTTGTTAATCTGGTTAACAGCCTCGCGCCTCATTTGAAGTCTACTATATCTACTTGCAATAGTTCCACCTTGGTTTCTTGTTACTTCATCTGTAATCATTCTTTCTTTCTTCTGATAGTTAACATTACTGATACCTAAATAAGTTAAAGCCTCGTTCCAAATCTGTGTCTTTAATGTGTATAACTTATCACTAACATACGGTGCATTTGTATTTAATACTTTTAACCCTTTTACGTCTAAATTCTTATCACCAAAAATTACTGGACTATCACCGTCATATTCTTTATATAAGTTAAGCATTGTTAATCTCTGTTTTTCATCACTTTGAATAAGAACTGGTGTCTTTTGCGCTCTAACATTTACATCAATAATTCTATCTAACTGGTATAACCTATTTGCGTAAAGTTTCATTTGCATTACACTGTTAGTTCTTAAGTAATTGTTGTAAATAATAACACTGTCTGCGTCTGTTAATTGTTTCTGATAGTTGTTGTAACTACTGTATGCTCTTCTTCTAACTGGATAACCATATACATTCAATCTACCTTGTGTAGCAACGTCTAAACATAAGTCACCTATTGTTTCGTCACGGAAATATACTACAACACCCTTATCAAATAAATGTAATTCAAGATATCTAGGGTCAATAGTTTCTGGTAAGTTTCTCCATTCAAACATACTAACCGCTAACTCGGTAAGACGTTCAAGGTACATCATATAAGTTTGATTATTCTTCAATAAACTTTCATCAAAATTTGTAAACTTTCTACCCACGTTGTTCACCACCTTTCATTATGTAGGGTTGTTACTCAAACTATAGTTACCAACTTCACCAATGTTTTTCCAAAATGTAATACCGTTATCATATATACTACAAATCTTCTTAGCGTCATCACAAGGTAATCCATTGATACCCTTTAGACAACACCCAACGGTTTTAACATAATTCCAATGCGGTCTACTATGGGTGTTAGGTACTTTAAGTCTGTTTGTCTTATAACCGTATGCCGAAAAGTATTCGTCAATTATTCTAGCAAAGTCGCCTCTTACAGTTAATTGCTGGAACGTATAACCAACTCTACCCATACCAGCACTAAGGCTTTCTGTTTGTGTCTGACCGTGTACTTGTGGTGGTGTGTTCTTTAAGTCATATACTTTAGCAACTGTACTAGCAACTTTCATACCAGTGCTTAACAAACCAGCCGCGCCAGCAACAGCACCAGCACCACCAGTAAAAGGTGTAGTAGCAAGTGCCGCAATAGAACCAACAGCACTACCAACGATACCAGTTACAGTTGAATTTTTATTCTGTGCTAACCACTGTTGATATGCGTCACCAATCCAAGGACACTGAGGGAAGTTTGATATAGCAATACCACTGTCATAATCTTTTGTTTTTCTTCTGTATGAGGTGGGATAACAAAGTGTCTGAGGCATAGGAATATAAGAACCTTTAATTTCAAATGTACCAGCGTCCTCAGATGAACCCCATTGTTCCCATTTGTACTCAGCAATTTCACCACCGTTATTACTAACAAGTAACATATTGTATGGATAAGTAAATAGTTTTCTGTTCTTAGGTGTGTATCCGTCTATTGTGCTGTGATTATATGGAAATGAAACTGTACGTGTTGCTGGTTGTGTTACTGTAGCGTCGCCCATAAATGTTGGATACTGAAAGATTTGCCTTATAGCGTCCTCACGTCCAGCACTAACATAATCTCTGATATAACCATTGATTGCTGTAGGGTCTGAAACTGGAATACCACCAGTAATACCAAGTGCTGTATAAACATTGTTACGCGTTGTACCAACAACTGGCTGTCCGTCAGCACTTAAACTACGTAGCATACCAATATACATTGAACTCATATCAAAATGGTAATTATTGTTAATAACATATTCGCCAAGTTCTAGATTTTCTGGTACGCAATTCTCAAACATAGTGTCGTGTACAGAGTGTTCTCTATCAATCCAACACTGTTCCAATTCATAATTAAATGCCCAAGTCTGCATAGGGTCTAACTGGAACTCAATCTGAGTAGTTTCGTTGTTAATGTATTCAACACTTTTAATGAAAGCATAGAACCATTTGTTACCAAACGCTGTGTTCTGAAACATCATATAATTGCAATCATATAAGTTCTCAGCCTTGATACCAACTCTAGCGTAACCACGTTTAACTCTTTGGTAGGAATAGTTTGTTAAGTTATATTTTACGTATTCAAGAAATGCTGTTGTCTGTGCGTTGATATTTGCAAACCATACTGTGTGGTCATAACTTTCGTCTAACGGCACGTTATGTAATATCTTTATATTTGTTTGCGGTTCAATAAACATTGTGTACTCTCCTTTCGTAAAACAAACGGCGGTAGGTCTTGCACCTTATTTTTTATCCTATCTCTTTAATAGATTTCCGTACCTCAAGAGCAATCTAACCGTTAAATTCTTAATAGGTAGTAAGAGTGATACTAGGGTGTAGGCTCAGCAAAAGTAATGGTATCACCAACTTCACTAGCAGGAGTAAGAGCCGTTCCACCAACATAGGTTACACCGTCGATAACCATTTCAAGGGTAACTGTCTGTTCACTATCAGTAAAGATAACAGCACCAAATCTCTGAATAGCAACACCAGCACTGGTAGCCGCCTCGGTCTGAATAAAGTTAGCATTACTGTTAGCAAGAGAGGTAGGCTCTGCAACATCAAGGGTGAATACTGTGGTATCACCGTGAACATCTTTACCAGCAACCGTAACGGTAACACTTGCGGGAGGTGTAATGGTAGCGTCGGACGTAACAAATGCAACACAGTTCGAGAACGGAGAGTAGGAAATTGTTTTCCAAACGTGATAGAAGTAGTTCCAATATAAACCACTTGCTACGTACTTCTCAGTGAACTTATTCATATTGTCATAAACCTGAAACCAGTTTTCGTCAAGAATAACAGCCTTAATGTCAGTCATAAGTGCTAACTCGTCTGCGGTAACTTCTTCAAGACCGTCACTGTTTGCTCTGATAATATCGAAACGTTCGTTGTCAAAGGTGTTCCAATCATCAATGAGGAATAATCTACCCATAAAGTCTGCCTTGTCCATGTTGAAAGCACTAGCAAGAACTTCAACATCAAACTGAGCGTTGAATAAACTATCCATAAAGATAACCTGTCGTTCTTTAGGAGTGTTAGTCTTTACACCAACTTCGTTGTACTCATTAGACATAAACTGTAACTTATTAGAGATACCTCTAAACTGTACAGCACTGTCCTTTAAGTCAGTACCGTCACCAACAGAAATAGGTTTCAACTTACCGTGAGAAATACCCTTGATAAGAAGATACTTGAAGAGTAAAAACTCGTCGTACTCTGCTGCGGTGTAAACACTATCAGTAATTTTAGCAATAAGGTTCTGCACACCTTCCATAGAAAGGAAAGCCATTCTTAAGTCCTCGTCCTGAATGGTTACAGGGTACATTACTCTCCAGTTCATAGTGTGGAAAGCGGAACGTACGTCGGGCATAGTTCTTTTGAACTCACGTGCCTCACCTTTTTCGGGAGTATAGTCAACAGCCTTAGCAATATTAACAAAAATCTCTTCAACACTTTCACCAAATTCAATGTAACCTTTCTTGAGTACATTGTAAGGGTTGTTAAAGGTAGCACTGTTTACAACAACGAGTGCAATTCTGTTTACTAAAGCGTTGATAAACTGGTTAGCAAAAGCGGGTGTACCACAAATAATCTCACCAACTTTAGGAATATCAGTAGCGGTGGTTACAACTGGTACAGAACTCTGGTAATCATAAGACGCGTTCTGTCTGATTACATTTAAGATATCCAAGGTAGACGCATTAAGCGTACTCTGTGCAATTCTTTTAGGCATTTTAGTTATCTCCTTTCATACCAAATAAATCATCATAAGTTAACATTTTTCTAGGTTCTGGTTCGGGTGTTGGTTCGGGTGTTGGGTCGGGGTTGTCTTTACCAAAAAATCTGTCTGTGTACTTCTTTTTCCACGCTGCGTCATTTTCTTCGTACTTGGTTTTCCAATCTACACCGTCACCCTTTACCTTTGTTTCGTAATCAGTAATAGTATCTGTTACGTTCTCAACAAAAGCAATCTGTTCGTCGGTTAAATCTTCACCAACCAAAGTACGATAGTCATTAAGTAGTTCGTCCTTAGTTTTTACAGCCATTTTGTTCTCCTTTCTCTGTTGATTTTCTTGTTTGATAGGTAGCGGATAAATAAATATATTTCTTCTATATTATTATATCATAACCTATTGACTTTTGTCAAGAAAAATGTTAAAATATTTTATATAAGAAAGGAGATTTTTGTTATGAGTGATTACTATGACGGTACTAAACTTTTGTCACTCCTAGATATCAATGGACGTAAACCAGAAGTATATATGAGTACGTCAAATAGGTCTGCTGGTAAGACAACATACTTTAACAAACTTGTTGTCAATAAATTTCTTAAAGGTGAAGGAAAATTTGCACTACTTTATAGGTTTAACTATGAACTAGATGAAGTTGCCGATAAATTCTTTAAGGATATAGAAAGTTTGTTCTTTAATGGTATGGACTTTACTAGTCAAAGACGTTCAAAAGGTATCTATCACGATTTGTATTTGAATGGTAAACATTGTGGTTATGCTTTGGCTATCAATAATGCAGACCAAATTAAAAAGTTAAGTCATTTGTTTAGTGACGTTGAACGTATGTTGTTTGATGAATTTCAAAGTGAAACTAATCACTATTGTAATGATGAAGTAAAGAAGTTTATTAGTATACACACAAGTATAGCAAGAGGACAAGGTAAACAAGTACGGTATGTACCAGTTTATATGATAAGTAACCCAGTTACTACGCTTAACCCTTATTATACTAGTATGAATATAAGCGGTAGATTGACAGACCAAACAAAGTTTCTAAAAGGTGACGGGTTTGTTCTTGAACAAGGATATGTTGAAAGCGTTGGTCTTGCTCAGAAAGAAAGTGGTTTCAATCGTGCCTTTGCTAGTGACAAGTATGTTACTTACAGTTCGGAAAGTGTGTACTTAAACGATAGTAAATCATTTATTGACCGCCCAGTAGGTAAAGCAAAATATATTTGTACACTAAAGTACAATGGTATTGAATACGGTTTGAAAGAATATGCTGACGCTGGTTTTATCTACTGTGATG